TATGAGCAATGATGTAATTGTTAAGAATTTAACTTTTAACGAGCTAATGACAAAGCTTAAACACACAGACAAATCATGGGCCGATGGGCTATAGGGGAATAACCCCCAACAAACCATAATGAGGTGAGTATGAGACAAGAGGTCATAACTAGAAGAATAACACCTAGCTGCAAGCACAATAAATTCATCATTGATAAAACACTTTCGACTATTGAGTGCGGGATATGCCACAAAGATTTAAACCCAATATGGGTTATAGAGCAGTACTGGCCAGAGGAATCTAGGGCCAGAATTAGAGTTGATGAGCTTAATAAGATTTCAGAAAAGGCAGCAAAAAAGAATCGATGCAAGTGTGAAAAATGCGGGCTGATGACAAGGATTGAGAAATAATTCAACCCCCATAGAGCCTATAAAGAATTAACTTAAATAAGAGGAAGGTATTGTGAGTAAGGAAAGCAAGTTATTAGAAGAACTAATCAAACAGATTAACGAAAATCCTGAAAAATTTAAGGCCGTTATGAATGGCTTAATTGTGGCGGCTTAGATTTTATAGTCACTGAATTCAAAACTGAAAATGGTAAGAATTACTTTTATACATCGAATGGTGATTCGGGTAATAAAATAACCTTCATTATTGAAAAGGAGTTAAGCTGCGATATACACCCAGGGCAATTAATTGAATAGAGGTTAATTACCGCCCCTTTATCACTTATGCTACAATAAATAAAAACACTAGGATTTGGAATGGCGATTTTAAAAAAGAAAATCAAGACCGAGAAAGAGCGCGAAGAAGAAGAGAAAAAAAAGAATAAGGCGGCTTTTGCTTCAGTTAAGAAGAAATTCAAGGGTATAAAAACAAATGACAAAGGAAAGTAAAAACGTCGTAACATTAATCGCTGTCTTTACTTGCGCTTGGCTATTCACAGTAGCCACCGATTATGCAACAGAACACTATCAAGAGCTAATGATTGGGTTTAGCAGTAACTCAAGCAATATACATGCATACAATGTATTTTGTGATTTTATCGCCTTCTTTGTACTCGGTGCGCTTGTTGAGATATTAACAATAATTGTATTGAGCCAAAAAGCACTATATGTAAAACACATAACCGAAGCTCTTAGCATAACCTGCTTCATAGGTCTAGGTGTCCAAGTGGGCGGGATGCTGGCATATACCGACGTATTGTATGATTTAAATTATGGCGCAACGATAGATGGACTCGGGATGCATTACTGGGCCTTACTTTCATTAGCTGTAGTTCAAACTTTACTATTCTTGTTTTTTGGAGTTAATAAACTTGTCGGCATTTTATACGGACATACAGATTCTTTTAGGTTTCTTGACCGTTATCTACTGGCTAGTAAAAAGCTGGGGAATAATAGCTAATGTCTACGCTAGAGAGTTTAGAAAAAAGCGTAACAGAACTGACAATTGCAGTAACATCGAGTAGCGCCACATTCACAGAACAGATAAAAGAAATACAGAAGGATGTAAATACATCATTCGATAAGCACAGAAAGCAAGCAGACGAAATACAAGAAAACCGAGAGGACATAGCAGAGATAAAAACCACTGTTAAGACATGGGTGAAGATTCTTTGCACAATTGCAGGTATAATTATTGTACTATTTCAAACTGCATCGCCAGTTATAGAGGCTTACATTGCAAGATGACCGAAACAAAATAGACCGTTTATTTGATGAGTGCGTAGATAAACTATCCTCTGATAACATCAACGAGGGAGTTGAAGCACTAGAAGAGCTAGCGCACTATTGGGCAAAAGCAGACCTACCCTATAATTCATTTATTGAAATAAAAACCCATCTAATCGAAGAAGCAAGCAAACGCACAGATACTTTATTTATCCAAGAGAAAATAAACCTAGCGGAGAAAGCAGCATATGAACGAAGAAACAGCGGCAACAGAATCATTATCACCCACTAAGTCCAAGCCTGGTCCCAAGCCTAAGCCAAAAGTCGATAACACTGATTTAATCAAACGCATTGAAGAGCTAGAGGCAACAATAGAAAACCTAACCCGATGTCTGGAGCATACAGCCACAAACTCCGGTCAAGGCAATACTATTGTTGCATACGGACTAAAGCGCTATATACCCACCAAAGGTGACATGAACCGGTGGAAGGGGTAATGAGTGGCAGATAAAGCAACGACAGCAGCTAAAAATAAACGCATAAGACAAGAGGCTTTAAGAGAGCAATTATCTAGCCAAGGTCATTTGCAGCACGTCATTGATTTGTGTGACAAATTAGGAGATGAGGGTGAGAAGATAGAACCCCTTATGATTCAGCGATATAGCAAGGTTATTGACACCAAGTTAGCATTGATTAAAAAGTATTGTCCTGACTTAAAAGCTGTAGAATTAACCGGTGATGTCGATGTTAGAACTGTTGTGATAAGAAAGGACTTAACCGGCAATGCCAACGATTGAGTACATAACAAAAGCACAAGGCCAAGTGCTAAAAGATTATCGACAATCGTGGAACCGTGTTGAAGCAATAATGGGACCATTGGGTAGCGGCAAGACCATTGAAAGCTGCCAAAAGCTATTTGATGCAATGTGCAAGCAAGAGCCAAACAGGGATTTTATACGGCCTTCAAGATGGTATGCAGTAAGAAACACATACTCTGATCTATTAACCACAACTGTTAAAGACTGGCTTTCGCTGTATGGAGAGCTGGGGAAGTATTCAGACGGCAATAAAAAGCCACCAACACAGAAGCTAGACTTTGATCTTGAAGACGGTACAACCGTTCATGCTGAACTGGTGTTTATTGCATTAGATAGACCGGACTCAGTTAAAAAGCTTCGAGGCTCACAAGTAACGGGGTTTTGGCTTAATGAAATGAAAGAGCTTCCAAAAGCCGTGGTCGATATGGCCGACCTTCGACACGGACGCTACCCATCAAAAGCTTCGGGCGGGGTAACACCCACATGGCATGGCATGCTTGGCGATACAAACGCGCCGGATGACGATCACTGGTACTACAATTTAGCTGAAGAGGTTAAGCCAGAAAGCTGGCGTTTTCATAAACAGCCTGGCGGTCTAATACCTGTTGGTGATGGATTTGAATTAAACCCTGACGCAGAAAACTTAATAAACCTCCCCGATGGCTATTACATGAAAGGTATGGAGGGTAAAGCGAAGGATTGGATTTTAGTCAATCTATGCAATGAATATGGCGTGGTGATGAGCGGTAAGCCGGTCTATCCCGAATATGTTGATAGCGTTCACTGTATGAAGGAATTTTATAAACCTGACCCAAGACTGCCTATCATTCTTGGGTGTGATTTTGGCCGGACGCCTGCATGTGCGTTTATTCAGTATGACCCTGATATGGGCAGATACATTGGGTTTGATGAATTCAACACAATCAATATGAGCGCTTCGACTTTTGCACCCGAGCTAAAGCGCTACATAGATATGAATTACCCCAATTTTAAGTTTGAGGTAGGGGGTGCAGACCCTGCAGGCAAGAACAGGGGCGAGCAGGTAGAAGTGTCAGCCATTCAAATACTAAGAAAGCATGGAATTAATGTTCAGGGTGTACATACAAACGATCCCTTGGTAAGAAGATCCTCACTTGTTAACAACCTCACGCGAATGTGTATGGATGGTAAGCCAGCATTTATGATAAGTCCAAAGTGCAAAATGTGGCGAAAGGGGCTTAATGGCGGCTTCTGCTATTTAAGAATACAGGTTATAGGCGATGAGAAGTACAAAGACCAACCGGACAAGAATAAGTATTCGCATATATGTGAAGCTGGAGAATACGGCTTAATGGCTGCCGGAGAAGGTAGAAAGGCTTTAGTTAATACTGATAACGTCTATACCGACACCGTTCAGGCCAATACGTCATGGAACATGTTCTAATGGAATACAAAATAACAGTATCAGCAAATAAAGAAGGTTTTCCATTCCGAGTGTATGTTAATGGTGAGCCTGTACGTCATGAGTTTAGTATAAATTATGTTGCTCAGGCTACTTCGTGGCTTCATATAATGATCGTTTATATAGAGAGCGGTAGCCATGTAGGTAAGTGGTGCCCGCCTGAGTATTCAGATTCACCGCTACTTACTGAGGATATATTCTATTCGGTGGTGCGAGCGCTTGATCATAGCTTAAATGATCTTGATTACCCTATGGAGCGCATGGAAGACCCTAAAGAGCATTACAAATGTACGTGATATTCGCAGAGGCATCAAAGGACTACTGGTGGACGCCATTCGTTAAGAGAGGGTTTGGCCATGTGTTTGTCGTTGAGTCTGTTTGTGCTGATCACTTCTGGTTGATAACCGATCCGGTACAGAGTCACACCGATTCATTCACATGGCCTAAGAGCATGGAGCCAACCGTTGAAGGCTTAGTAGGTGACGTGACCAGGATAGTAGAAGTTAACCCGATAATTGACATTAATGTCTCATGCTTTACACTTTCACTTAATACGTGTGTGGATACCGTTAAAAGAATTCTAGGCATTAAGTCTGCTTTCATCATAACGCCCTATCAGTTATACAATAATTTAACTAGAGGTATTCAAGATGGGCGATGAATTCAGCAACGTGCGAAAAGATAAGCGTAGAAAGTATGGCGAAATGACGGGCAAGAATGTCCAGAAAGAAGCCAAGAAAGCGCAAAAGGCTCAATCTCTTAAGATACAAGAGCAAGAAGTTAGAACGCAGAGAGATCTGGCAGAGTCTACTAGTGAGCTATCAAATAGAAAACTTAGAATGTCACGAGCAAACCAGGGCCGATCCGGTCTATTAGGTGGTTAAATGAGTGAAGCTCAAGAGTATCTAAAGCGCGCTAAGCAAGCCCAAAAACGGTGGGAGTTGTGGCGATCACTTCATCAAGAAGCTATGGACTACTCTGCACCATCGCGGGAAACGTTTAACACCTACTCACCAGGGCAAGAGAAAGAGCGTCATATATTTGATTCGACTGCGGTTTTAGGGCTTCAGCAATTCGCCAATAGAATACAATCATCAATAATACCCCCTTGGGTTAACTGGATGGATTTAACTGCCGGTGATGACATCGACCCTAAAGAGGCGGAAGGTGTTAATAAGATACTAAGCGAGGTATCAAAGAAATTCTTTTCGCTATTAAATCATTCTAACTTCTATACTGAAATTGCCCCTTCATTAATTGATTTGGGCATAGGCACCGGCGCGATTCTTATTGAAGAGGAGGAATTTGGCAAGACTAATGCAATACGCTTTCAAAATGTACCATTAGCTGAGCTATACCCCGAAAAGCCAGCAGGCGGCTCAATTGATTCGGTGTGGCGCAAACAGAAGATGCTGCCTAAGCACATAAAGCGCAATTGGCCTGAAGCTAAGCTGACCGACAAACTGCAGAGAATGGCAGATAATGAAGCGGCGGATGAGATAGAGATATGGAACGGGCAGTGCTATAACCCCAAAACGGGGATGTATGATCACAAGGTCATTTACGAACCTGAAAAGCATATTCTATTTGAGCAAGAGTTTAGAACTAAGCGGCTAATCTGCTTTCGATGGCATGTTGTGCCTGGTGAAGTATACGGTCGTGGCCCAATCATTCAGCAATTAGCGGATATAAGAAGCGCTAATATGATGAAAGAGGTTATTTTAAGAAATGCAAACATACAAATGTCTGGTGTTTACACTGGTGTGAGTGATGGAATATTCAACCCGCACACGGTTAGAATAGCGCCAGCCTCTATTATTCCAGTGTCTAACAATAACAGCGCCAACCCATCCATACAACCATTGACGCCTTCTGGGAATATTGGCCTTGGCTATGATTTGCTGTCATCGCTTCAGGATGGTATTAAAAAAGCATTGTTTGCTGACCCAATGGGTGACTTATCCGATCCGGTAAGGTCTGCAACTGAGATGATGCAGAGACAACAAGAGATGTTGAAGTCGTCCGGTGCTAGCTTTGGTCGTTTAAAAACTGAGCTTATCGAGCCATTAGTGGCCGCTATCATGGACGTATTACAGACTAGGGGTGAAGTTCCAGAGCTTAGAATTGATGGCCGCGAGGTGACAATTAAACAGCAATCACCATTAGCGAAGGCAGAGCAGCTTGAAGACTTCCAAAACCTGCAGGTGTGGTCGCAATATTTAATGGGTACTTTACCCCCTGAAGTTATTGCGGGAAGCATTAAAGTTGAGGATGTGCCAAAAGTCACCGGCAAAATGCTTGGCATACCTGCCGAGTTAATGAGAACAGACGAAGAGCGCGATGAATTAGCGCAGCAAGTAAACGAAGCGGCGCAAGCTGGACTAGAGCAAGGCGGCATTGATCAAGGCGGTCAAATATGACAGATGATATAAACCCATTTGATGAAATGCAGGAAGAGGCAAGAGCTTTTGATACTCAGAACCAAGAGCAGCTACAGAAGATTGACTATCTTATCCACGCTGTATTCAAGCAGTCTGAGCAGGGAGCAGAGTTATTGGACATATTTTTAGAAAGTTTAATCATGCAGCCGACAGTAGTGCCTGGCATGGATCAATTTACAGCAGGCATTAACGAAGGTGAAAAACAGTTCATTAGAAAGATAATCCAAACTATAACAACCGTAGAGGCAATACAATGACAGATACTGCAGAAGCACCTGTTTCAGATGTAACAACAGAAACAACAGAAACACAGGCTACAGATACAAGCAATGCTGATGGAATAGCGGCTTTAGTTGCTGAAACCAAGCATGACTTTGTACAGGATAAATACCGCACTGAGGGCCGCACAGAAGACGAGGCCTTGGCAGAGCAGGCAAAGGCATACGTGGAGCTACAGAAGCAGTTTGGAGGCTTTACAGGATCACCGGACGCCTACGAGGTGTCATTGAGTGAAGAATTAACAGAGCAAGGATTTGAGATAGACACAGAAGATCCATTGTTTGTGCAGTTTAGTGAAATGGCGAAAGAAAACGGCATGAATAACGACGTATTCAATAACGTCATTGGCGCGTTTGCTATGTCTGAGATTGCAAAAGAGACAGCAGCCGAAGAGAGTATGAAGGCAGAGCTTGCGACATTAGACAATGCAGAGAATAGAATAGACAATATCAGCAAGTATTTAAGTGCTAACCTAGATCAAAGCACCTTTTCTGCATTTGAGAATATGACATTTAGCGCTGACATGGTTAAGGTGCTTGAGGGTGTAATTATGAAGGGGCAGCCCGCAACGATGGCCCCTACTGATGTTCACGCTTCACCGGCTATGTCTAAAGATGAGTTGAATACATTACAGTTTGCAAAAGATGACTACGGAAATAGAAAGATGGCCGTTGACCCTGAATACCGAAAACATGTTGAGCAATTAATAGCAAAAGCCTATCCAGGCGAAAATAGGAAGGTAGTAGGATAATGTCATTTACTCAAGATACTTTCGCACCAGTAGGGGCTAACTCGACGGAAAGCCCCTCAATCTATTCGTATATTACGCCTGATAGCTCAAGCAATGTGACGGTATCGGGTTATTTTGACGACAAAAGGGATGAACTAATTCAGCGTGATGTAATTTTAGTTCAGGCTAGCGACGGCTTTTTTATTATGCAAGTGCTGGCCGATACTTCTGCGGTCGAGATAGCTAGCAATACAACAACAGACACAAATATATACTTAAACAATGGATCAATTGATAACGAAGATAGAACGCTTACGTTAATAGATGCTGGTGGGGGTAATTATACGCTTACGATGAAGGGTACTTCAGTCACGCATGAAACTAGCTTTACACTAGCTGACGACTTGTTATCACTTGGCATTAACCCTGATACCGGTTTTGCTGATACTGCGGCATTAAAGTTCCGCAATACTACCGGCATAAATCCTATATGTGAGTTTAGTAATGGAGTGGATAACACGGGTATTATTTATAACGGCAATGTCACAGCGTGGGGAGGTTCGACGCTAATAACCCAAGATCGAGGGGACGGCAGATATATAGCTATTGGGGAAGAGGACAGCATTTATAATGATGACGGGGAAATAACTGATGAGTCAAGAACAGTCACACTGTCCGATACAGCAGGATCAACTTATGCATTAACATTCAATGCAGAATCGGCAGCAGAGCAAACAAAATCATCAATAACGCAAACATCAAGCACAGTCGGGATGACTGCCACAGAGAATTTTGGAGTAAGTTCCAACCTACTTTCGTTCATTCTTGATGCAGTGGCTTCATCGGCAATATTTAAGAACAACCAGACCAATGAAGGTATTACATACGACGCTAGTGTGACTGTTTTCTCGGGTGACACGCTAATAACTCAAGACAGGGGCGACGGAAGATACGCAACATCAGCCCAAGGTTTACTAGCAGATAGTGCGCTTCAAAACGGAGATAATGTAAGCGAGTTGGTAAAT